AAAAAAGCTCTCCCATTTTTTCACTTTAACCTCAGTCCTATTAAGCATTCAGACAATTTCAGCAATTGTTTCTGCCTCATGTACAATTTAGGTAATAGTAAGATAATAGTAAGAATTGTTTCTATATGATATACTATTCTATCTATTGTCAGATAAAGGATGGCCATACCTCTTATTGTCAGACTACTACCTCCCTTCGGCGGCTTACTTTCAACTATGCTGTAGAATACTATATATAAAGGCCCCTCCAAATTGATTCTATTATTAGTAGATATTGTTTTATAAGGTATTTGAGAATGTTAATACTTTTATTTGGAGACACTTTTTGTTTGTAAAAATTAGGATTTTATTTTTATAATAATATTATGGCTATTATTTCTACATGTGGTGGAAAACTATGATATATAAGGCTTTTTATATAGTAACTATTTAATAAAAATTTTATATTTATAGTATTTTTGTAACATATAATATATTTTGGGTGCGCAATGTGTAAAATTTAATGTAAAAAGTAAAAATATCTTATATAATATATAATAATTTGTAGGTAAAAAGTAAAAAAGTGAAAAAATTTTTACAAAACCTCTTGACAAGAAAAACTTTTACCGATATAATATTATTAGAGAGAGATGATGATAAACTATGTTGATTGATTAAATAAGATAAATCTTACTAAGATAAATCTTTTAACAAATCTAATCAGTCTAATAAAGATAACATCTTATAGGTTAAACTAATCTATCTAATACTTCTTTATGTATTACCAAATAATACTAATATTTCTCTTTGTATTACCAATAGAATAGAAAAAGATAGATAATATTATAGTTAAGATGTTATGTGTTTAATATAGAATAGAAAGAAGGTGAAAAAGATATGGGTAGAGAACATTCAAGTAGTGTTGACTTTTGGTTATCTGATAAAGGTATGACCATGATTAAAGGTTGGGCAAGAGATGGCCTTAGAGATGTACAGATTGCAGAGAAGATGGGTATCACTAGAAAACAGTTTTATAAGTGGAAAGTAGCATACGAAGAGATTGCCAATGCTTTATTAGAATCAAGAGAAATAGTTGATTATAATGTTGAGAATGCATTATTAAAAGCTGCTTTAGGTTATACCACAAAAGAAGTTAAGGTTACACTTGGTAAAACAATCAAAGGTGGTCAGGCTTATGAAGTACTTAAAGAGACTACTATTAAAGAGATTGCACCAAATGTAGGTGCTTGTCAGTTCTGGTTAACAAATAGATTACCGGATAAATGGAAAAAGAATAGAGATGCTCAGTTGAATTTAGGTGATGAAGATAGTAATATTACCATTACAATCAATAGAGCCTCAAATAACGACACTGGTGAATCCTCAGAGGTATCTGAATCAGATGATTATAATACAGTAGGTGATACTAATGATAGTATAACTTTAAGACCTGCTACTGAGGAAGAAAAGAAAGAACATAAGAAAGAAGCTAAAGAAGAAAAAGCTAAAAATAAAAAGGAAAAGGATTTGGACTATTGGCCTGATGATTGGGAAGACGATTTAGACGAATAGTCGAAAGGAGAATAATATGGCAAAGGCTATAATGAATGTCTCGCCAAGATTTGATAACTTTATTTTTGATTGGGACTATGAGAAATATCTATTGATAGGTTCCTATGGTTCCGGTAAAAGTTATGCTATAGCAGAAAAGATAATATTAAAGTTATTTGAAGAAAAAAGAAAAGCATGTATTGTGCGAGATGTTTATGATACACATAAAGAATCTACATACGACTTAATTAAAGAGATTTTAGACAGTATGGGGCTACTTGAACAAGAAGGTGTTAGAAAATCAAGGAATAAAGTAATTGTTAGGTCTAGCCCGCTAGAGTTTAAGTTTCCAAACGGTTCAAGAATAATTTTCAAAGGAATGGATAGTACAGAAAAAGTAAAATCATTGAATGGTGTATCTATTGTATGGTTTGAAGAGTGTTCTGAAATTAACCAAGATGGTTACCTTGAGTTTCTTGGTCGTATTAGAACTCCTAATGTATCAATGCATTTTATTTTGAGTTGTAATCCCGTAAGCAAAACAAACTGGGTTTATCAAATGTTCTTTAGTAAAACAAATGAAGATGGTTCTGTAGATACTATTTGTGATGATGAAGCTTTCTATCGTAGAAAAACATTAGTTAAAAATGGTGTTTACTATCATCATTCAACATGTGATGATAACCCATTTTTGCCAGCAAAGTATATCAGACGATTGGATGATTTGAAAAGAATTGATAAAGCATTATGGGTTGTAGCAAGACTTGGACAATTTGGTACTGCTGGTTTACGAGTACTTCCAAACTTTGAAGTATTAGATGCAGGTTTAGTTCAAGATGCTGTATTAAATATACCAGAAGAGTTCCACAGAATTGGTATGGACTTTGGTTTTGAAACTTCTTATAATGCTGTTTTGAAAGTTGCTATTGATGCGAATAAGAAATGGCTTTATATTTACAAAGAATACTATAAAAATCAAATGACAGATGCACAGACATCAAAAGATTTGGTTAAATGGGACCCAGGTATTAAGAATCAGAGAATTAAAGCCGATTGTGCAGAGCCTAAAGCTATTAAGTATTATAGAGATGAAGGTTTTGATATGATACCTTGTAAAAAGATTGCTGAGAGTAGAAAAGAAGGTAGTAGAATTGCCAATACAAAGAAGATGAAAAGATTTAATCGTATTATATGTTCTAGTGAGTGTATAAATACGATTAAAGAGTGTAAAGATTTGACTTATAAGAAAGATAAGCAAGGTAATGTGCAGCTTGGAACATTTAATATCGACCCACATACATTTTCAGCAATGTGGTATGCACTTGATGATTATAATGTTTCAGATTATAAACTTAGAAAGAGTCATAGTAAAAGAGGAGAGGTGATTTAATGGCTGAAAAAAATGATGAAAAGTTTGTAGATGCATATGTAAAAAGACTTATACAAGAAAATTGGCACTTTAAAATACCAGAAAGGCATGTACGAAGAGAAGTTATAACAGGTATATTTAGTAAAACAGAAAATCCAACTAAATGTGCAACAGGTGTAAGATTTACAGTTTTATAAGGAGGTGTAAAATATGAATAAAACATGGCTAAAAGCTGCTGGAATAAGAGCAATTAAAACAATAGCACAAACAGCAATTGCAACTATTGGAACATCAGCTTTAATTAGTGAAGTTGATTGGTTGTCTGTAATTAGTGCTAGTGTAGTGGCTGGCATTTTATCATTATTGACAAGTGTTGTAGGATTACCTGAAGTAGAAGAGGAATTTGTAGTAGATGAAGTAGAGGAAAAGGAGGAGTAAAATTATGAGTGAATTGAAGAATTGCCCATTTTGTGGAGGCTATGCAGAGATTATTACAGGTGTATCAAATTCAGTGCCTAAGTTACCAACAGCAAGAATTAGATGTGTCAAATGTTATTGTACAACAGATACATTTGTTGATGTACGTTCTAATGGTGAAGATATTCAGAAAGCCACTGAGATTTGGAACTCAAGATTCACAGAGACTACTAGTGAGAATACAGAGGAAGATAAAGTAGTTGATAGTACAAGCGAAGCAGATGCTTAGGAGGATAAATAAATGAGTGTATTAGTAGGGTCAGCAAGGATAGATGAAAATGGTAAAGTAAGTGGTGGTAAAGCTGGTGACCAAACAGGAAAAGAAGTATCAACTCAGAATTGGTATTTGCATAGTAAAGGCTGGAGAGTATTTAGATTAAATGATTCTAAATTAGCAATTATGCTTGCAAAAGTAATCAGTGATTTATGTGCTAATAATCATGTAGGTTATAACCAATCAGAAAATACTGATTTATGGAATAAATTAAAAGCATTAAATTGGGATTGGACAAAATTGGAAAAAGATTGTAATACTGATTGTGCACAGTTAGTTAGGGCTGCTTTAAGATGTGTAGGTATAAATACAGATTTCTTTACAACTTCAAATGAACCAGAGGGATTATTAAAGACTGGTAAATTTACCGAATTAAAAGGAACAGAGTATACAAATAGTTCAATATATTTGAAAGCTGGTGATATTCTTTGTACAAAAACAAAGGGTCATACGGTAGTTGTTTTGAATGACGGTGAAAAAGCTGATAAAAATATATCAACAGAAAAATTAACGTATACTGGAGCATTCGCAGCACCTACATTGAAACAAGGTTCAAAAGGAAATCAAGTTGGTTATTTGCAGAAGTTCTTGAATTGGTATGGTAATTATAGTTTAGCAGTAGATAATTCTTTTGGTTCAAAAACATTAGCTGCATTAAAAGACTTCCAATTAAAAGAAGGATTGACAGTTGATGGAAGTTATGGACCTAAATCGTATGCTAAAGCAAAAACAATTAAAAAGTAATTAGGTAAACCAAGTGAGGTACGGTATGGGAGATGTGCAAATAGAAGAAAAGGATAAACCTATTGATTATACTCCTAAGAGTATGAGTTTTACGGATATTCCAAAAACAATTTTAAGTGAAGATGTTGATAGTCAATTATTATCAGATTTCTTCCAAGATTTGGCAAGAATAGATGGTTTATATGCAGAGTATTATACTGGTGTAGATTTCTTGGTAGAAGGCTCCCATGCAGATTATATTCCATCAGATTTGAAGTATAAAAAGATAAAAAGACTTATAGATGAAGAAGCAAGATTTATGTTTGCAAATCCACCGGATATTAGAATCAATCCAAATGGAAAAGTTGCTACAGAGTCTGAAAAAGAAGATATAGCAATTTTGAATACATATATTAAAACCGTGTTAAATAAAAAGAGTTTTAACTCTAAGTTAATTAAAGCTGCAAAAGATTGTTTCATTGCAGGTAGAGTATGTTTAGTTGTTAATTTTAACGAAAATGGTATTGATATAGATTTCTTAAATGCTAAAGAGTTTTACTACGAGTTTGATGGAGATAAGTTAACTAAGTTAATTGCTTTCTATCATCTAAATAATTCAAAGAGTAAAACTACACAAAGAATAAAGAAAAAGATATATGAGCTTGAAAATGATGTATGTGTTGTTACAGAGAGTTTATATGATGGAACAGGTAATCTTTTAGAAGAAGATGAAAAGATAGTAACTAAGTTTGATTTTATTCCATGTTATGTAATTTTTAATGATGGCTTGAGTGGAGATACAATTGGAGAATCAGATGCTGATGCTGTTGATGATTATGAGCAGAAATATTCTAAGATTTCAAACTCTGATATTGATGCATTAAGAAAGTCTATGAATGGTATTAAATGGACCATTGATGCTTCTGCTAAGAGTACAGAAAATCTTAGTACAGGTCCAGGAGCATATTGGGACCTATCATCAGATGAAACTCTTGAAGGTAGAACTGCTCAGGTAGGCATACTTGAACCGCAGATGGCATATTCAGATGCACTCAAAAATACACTTGAGCGAATGGATAATGCAATGTATGGTCAATTATCAATTCCAAATATAAGTAGCGAACAGCTACAAGGTATGATTACATCAGGTAAAACTATTAAAGCTTTATATTGGCCATTGATTGTTAGAAGTGATGAAAAGGCACATATTTGGAAAGCTGCACTTGAATTTATGGTTGAAACAATTTTGACTGGTTCTAAGATAGAATCATATATTGTTTCAATTTATTCTGATGAATTAAATAGTTTACCAGATGTTAGTTATAAGATTGTAGTAGAAAATGCTTATCCATTACCAGAGGATGAACAAGAGGAGAAACAAACAGACCTCTTAGAGATTCAATCACAGGTAATGAGTAGAAAATCTTATATGAAGAAGTGGTATGGACTTACAGATGAAGAGGCAGACGAAGAATTAAATCAGATACTTCTTGAAAAACAGTTATTTGAAGAATCTATGTTTGATACTAATGCTTTCGGTGCTGCTAATCCATATGTAATGGGTGCCGACCAGAGGTCACAGGATACAGAATCAGACACTTTAGATGAAGAGTCAGAAGAAGATATGGCCGAAGAAGAAAATGATGATACGGAGCAAACTGAGGGCGAAGAACAATATATAAAAGAATAGGTTTATAATTTATATCACACAATTGATTAAAAAATGTAAAAAATATATTTTTATATCTTTACAAGTTATCGGTTGTGTGATATAATATTTTTATGAGGTAAGATATGAAGAAATTAAAGTTTTCTAAATCATTAAGTAAAAGAAATAAACTTATCTATGACCAAGTAAAAAGTGTAAAAGATTCGTATGAAAAGATTTCAAGTAATGTAGGTGAAAATGCCAAATTGTTAAATAATAATCTTGTTGTTTCAAAAGGCTTAAGAAAAGCAATGGTAGATAAAGTTGTTGATAATATAAAACAAGATATTTCTAAAGAATCAGAAAATTTTGTAAGCAGCTTAAAAGATAAAATGAAAACAGTATCAAATAGTGTTTCAGATGAAAATAAACAACAATTAAAAACATATGGTATTCAACCTAAAAGTAAATATACAGATATTTCAGATGGTGTGGTTAAAAAAATAACTAGTGGTAAATTATATGAAAGTAAATGGGATTTATCACAAGCTGTTTGGGGAAGTAATAAAGAATTACTAGATGGTATAAATAAAATTGTTAAAGATGGAATTGATAAAGATAAAACTGCCTATGATATAGCAAAAGATATTGAAAAATTTACAAATCCAAATTATAATGGTGGAAGTGTAAGTTATAAAGTAAAAAGATTAGCAGTTACAGAAATAAATCATGCTTATCATAGAAGTATAATAGAATCGACATGTGATAGTCCATTTGTTATAGGATATGAATGGCATGCTAATGGTAGTAATCCATGTCCATTATGTCAAGATAGAGATGGACAAATATATTCTGTAAATAATGTACCTGTTGACCATCCAAATGGAATGTGTGATATAGAGGTTGTTATGATGGACGATTCAGATATTATAGCTTGGTTGGAAGAGTGGGAAAATTCACCAAAAGGTACTTTTCCGGAAATAGATACTTATGCAGAGAGTATATAGAATTGTAAAATAAAAATAAGAGCTATGAAATAAATTTTTACATGGCCATTAAATAAAAGGTTACCTGCCCTTAAAACAGGATAATATAAGTTACCAAACTAAAAAGGAGAAAAAAGAAATGAAGAACAAAGTAATTGAATCAATCAAAGATTTAAAGAAAAGGCCAATTTTATCGACAAATTTACAGTATTTTGCTGAAAGTAATGACCAGGGTAGTGATTCTGATGGTTCAGATGATAGTGCTGGTAGTGATTCTGATGCAGATGATGGTGATGATGACGATAATGATACCAGTAATACTGGAGGGAAAAATGTGAAAACATTTACCCAACAAGAAATGAATAGTATAGCAACTAGAGAGAAGAAACAGGGTAAGAATGCTATCCTTAAATCTTTAGGTGTTAAGACAGAGGCAGAGGCCAAGGCAATGTTAGATGCATATAGGAAGATTACAGATGCCACAAAGACTCCAGAGCAGAAAACAGATGACGCTCAAAAGGATGCAGATAATAATTTAGCAAGAGCTTTAGCAGCTGAAGCAAAATTAAGTGCTATTACATTAGGTGTAAAGACTGATTGTGTAGATGATGCAATTGCTATTGCTACAATGAAAACTGCTTCTGATGATTCAGATGTTGAGACTGTATTAAAAGAAATGCAGAAAGATAAGAAGTATGCAGGTTTCTTTTCTTCTAGCTCCGATGAATCTTACGAGGACGAAGATAAGTTACAGAAAAGTAACAAGAAAGGTACAGGTTCTTCTGTTAGTCATGGTAGTGGTTCAACTGATAAGCCTGGTGATTTTGGTAGAAATCTTGCTAAGATGAATAACAAAACTAAAACAAAGAGTTCGTATTTTACAAAAAACTAAGGAGGTTGAAAGATGTTAAATCAAACAGGTATTAGAAAAGTTTCTGCCGGTATGAACAAATCAATTCTTGAGGATGATAAATTATTTTTCTCTATGAGTTGTAAAGTAGTAGGTACCGGTACAAAAGCAAATTCAGATGGTAATAAGATTATCAAGGCAGGTACTCCACTTGCAGGTGATTTGCAGAACAGAGATATTGCATTTACAGTTGCAACAAGTGCCGATAATGTTGTTGGTATTCTTTTCAATGATGTAGATGTTACAGATGTAGCTGATGGTGATTCTGTAAATGCTACAGTTATTGTATTTGGATTTGTAAATGTAGATAAGCTTGATGAAAGTGTTAAGACTGCTCTTACAGCTGATATTCAGAAAGCTCTTAACATTACATTTGTTAAATAATTAAGGAGGTGTTAAAATGAGCAGAAAAAGACTTGTTATGAATCTTCAGCATTTTGCTGCTTCTACGACAGGTAGAAAACCGAGAACAATTTTTGACCTTGTAACTGCTGGCGATATTACAGCTTATTGGGAAGAGAATATTAGTAATACTATTCCGTATCTTGGTGAGGAATTGTGGCCTAGTCAGCAGAAACTTGGTTTGAAACTTGAGTGGATTAAGGGTGCATCTGGTCTTCCGATTGTATTGAAGCCATCAGCGTATGATGCAGTTGCACAGAAGAGAGATAGAATTGGTTTTGAGAAGCTAGAGGCAGAGATGCCGTTCTTCAAAGAGTCAATGTATATCAATGAAGAGTTAAGACAGCAGTTGAATATGGTACTTGAGACTGGTAATCAGGCTTATATCAATACCATTGTAAATAACATCTTTAATGACGAGATTAGTCTTTTGGATGGTGCAAGAGCTCAGAGAGAGAGAATCCGTATGATGGCTCTTACTACTGGTTATGTTAGTATTTCTGCTAATGGCCAGAGTTATGACTATGATTATGGTATTCCGGATAATCATAAGATTGATGTTACAGATAATGGTGGTAAGCCATGGTCTGACCCGGATGCAACTATTATTGATGATATTCGTGATATCCTTGATACTGTTGAGAATGATACAGGTATAAGACCTACAAGAGGTATTGCTAATCGTTCTCTTATGAAGTACCTTAGAAAGAATAACGAGATTCGTCAGGCTATCAACGGTTCTGATTCTACAGCTCCGGTAAGTGATAGTAAGATTAAGGCTTACATCATGGATGAGTTGAATCTTGAAATTGTTGTTTACTCTAAGAAGTATAAGGACGAGAAAGGTAAAGAGACCTCTTATGTAGAGGATGATTTGCTTGTATTGTTCCCGGAAGGTGTTCTTGGTACAGGTTGGTTTGGTACAACTCCGGAGCAGTCAGACCTTATGAGTGGTAATGCAGCTAATGTTTCTATTACAGATACTGGTGTAGCTGTTACAACTTCTCAGAAGGTTGACCCAGTTAATGTTGATACAAAGGTATCAATGATTTATTTACCTGACTTCCCGACAGCTGACCAGATTGCAATTATGAATGTTGCTTAGGAGGTATAATATGGGATTCATTAAAGTAAAGAAAGGTAAAAAGATTATTTCTATCCCAAGAACCACATTCGAGAGACAGTTCAAAGATGCAGGATGGGTAGAAGTAGATAGTGCAGAGACACAGAGTGAGCATAAAGAAGTAAAGAAAGACACAACTGAATCTTCTAAAAATGCAGATGTTGAGCCTGATACAGATTCTGAGTCTGATGATGATTGGGATGAAGCAGCTGCAGAGGTCGAGGCAGAGGAAGAAGATAGGTTACAGGAGCTTCTTGAAAAGCCAATTAGTGACCTTACACCGGAAGAAGTTAAGATTGTTGCAAGTTCTAAGGGTATTGATATTAAGGGTAAAAATATCAAGCAGATTAGAGAGGTCCTAAAAAGAACTAACTAGGAGGTAATAGTGTGACAGGTCAAGAGTTAGATAATATAAAGAAAATCCTAAGAGAGGAAAGTTGTCCATTCTTTTCAGATGATGAATTATTATTCTATTACGAAAAGAATAAAAAGAATATGGAGAAAACCATATATGAATGTTTGATTGTTAAATCAGAGGACACAACATTATCGGTTTCTGGTCTTAATTGCTCAGATACTTCCAAATATTTTCTAAGACTTGCGTCACACTATAAGCCTAATAATGGTGGTATTTTAGGAGGGTGATGTATATGTTAACTTCTAAATATTTGGAACATAAGGTTAAACAGCAACTTAAGTTAAATGGTTCCTTATATATTATAAAGTCAATAGAACTAGATGATTATAATGAACAGTATTTACCTGATGTGCCAGAGGAAATAGAACTCAAATGTATATATCACGAAAGTAATGGTTATCAAAAAGAGAATGTTGGAGATGCGGCTATAGTTTCTGAAAAGCCTTCTCCAATGTTACTCTGTTTATGGCAAGATGCTGAGAAAGTAAAACCTGGAGATTATACAGAGTTTGGAAATAAGAAGTTTCAGGTAATAGACAAAAATGATATTCAGAATTTTGGAGTTGTATGTGATATATCGTTAAAGGAGGTTGATAGTTTTGGCTAGTTACGCTAAAAAATCAATATCCTTTAATACCAAGGATATGCAAGAAAGAATAAGAAAGTTATCTATTGAAGAAAGGGAAGCTTGTATAGCTAAACTTAAAGATGATGCAAATGCTATGGTCAATTACGCTAAATCAAATGCACCATGGACAGATAGAACAGGTAATGCAAGGGCAGGTCTTAGGTCATATGTTACAGAGACGAAAAATAATTTATTCAGAATAATACTTAGTCATGGTGTTTATTATGGAGTATATCTTGAATATTATTATGAAGGTAGATTTGCAATAATTTTACCAACAATAGAAGTTTATGCACCTGAAATAATGAGAAGCTTCTCTGGTTTGTTAGATGAATTGGAGGTTTTATAATGAGTGCAGCTTTATATGATTTGGCCTTTAAGTTTTTACAAGGCAAAGAGTATGATGTATATCCTCCAAGTACAAAAAAAGGAGAGTGTAAAGGTAATTATATAGTTCTTAAAAAGGACGAGTCCTCACAGTATTCATCACTTAGTACTGTGCAAGAGAATTATATATTATATTGTTACTCAAAAACATATTTAGGTATATTGAATTTAGTTGATGATATTAGAGAATCAATGACTGATTTTGTACCGTACTTCTTTCCATCTGGTGTTGAATCACCACCTATATATGATGAAAATGTAAAAGCCTTTATGATTTCAATGCATTATATAGCAAAGAGGAGAGATAAGTATGTTAAGAGTAATGTAGCTCTAAAGAGTTACAACTATCAGTACCATGGTGTTGGCAATTAAATTAAGAAAGGAGAAATAAAATGGCAGAAACAAAGATTAAAAGAGGTACAGAGGTTGCTACAATTGATGTAGTTTTAGTTACTGTTCAGACAAATGATGCAGATACTGAAATTGCATTAGACACAGCGAACAGTATTCAGGTTACTGTAAATAGTAATACTGAAGATGCAGTTACTCTTATTATTAAGGGTAAGCTTAAGGCACAGAAGCCATCAACAACTACTGTTACAGGTAATAATATCGTACTTACAGATAATGTATTTAATCCTGAACTTGTTCAGATTCTTCAGGGTGGTGTAATTGAGTACGATGATGATGGAGCATTTAAGAAGTATACACCGCCGGTTGCTGGTGAAGATGTAGATGTTACACCATTTACACTAAATGCTTATTCAGCTATTTATGGAGCAGATGCTCTTATTAAGGGGTATGAGAAGATTACTTATCCTAATTGTCAGGGTGAGCCCGTATCATTATCTTCTGATGATGGTTCATTTAGAGCACCAGAGTATACAATTAACTCAGCACCGGATGTAGGTCAGCCACCGTATGTACTTGAGATTGTGTCAGAGTTACCGAATGTAGAAGCAGCGGTAAGTCAGGGTGACCAGATTTCTACAAATGTTTAAAGTAAAATAAAAATAGAAAAGGAGAACAAATATGTATTACGATGTAAACGGTAATCCTATTATTGAGGAATTATCACAGAATAACAATAAGCCATTACAGGTTACAAGTATGGAACAGTTGAAGAACTATAAACTTGGTAGTTTAGTTGAATTACCGCCTTTTGCAGATGGTCAGCCATTTGTAGCAAGACTTAGACGTCCATCTCTTTTAGCACTTTGTAAGAATGGTAAGATTCCTAATTCTTTACTTGGTAAAGCACAGGAAATGTTCGATGGTAAAGTAATTGATAGAAGTGATGAAGGCGAAAGTATGAAGCAGATTTTCGACATAATGGATGTACTTTGTGATGCAACATTTGTCGAACCAACATACAAGGAACTGACAGAAAATGGTATAGAGTTATCTGACGACCAATATATGTTTGTTTTCTCCTATTCGCAGACAGGAGTGGCTGCTTTAAGTAACTTTCGTAAGTAGTCCCGAGATAATAGAGTTTCTTAATATTTGTCAATTTTATTCAAATGTTAAGTTACCAAGTGAGATTATAGGCATAGAAGATGAATATGATGCTTATTGTTTTAATGAAGTAGTAGCTTATATGACAACAAGAATAAGAAATGGCGATAAAATTATTTTTAATACTGTAGAGAAAATAAAGAATACCAAGACTGGTAAGTTAGAAGAAGTACAGTATAAAGGTAAACATTTATCATCGTTTAGTGAGTTATATAAGAATTATGATAATTAACTGGAGGTGTAAAAGTGGTAAGTCTAGGTACAGCGATGGGTTATCTTGATATAGATAACTCAAAATTTAATTCAAAATTAAATAAAGCACAATCTGCACTTGCTACTTTTGCAGACTCTAGTGAAAGTACTGGAAAAAGAATTTCGTCATTAGGTACTGCTATTACAAATGCAGGTGCACAATTGACGACTAAAGTAACAACTCCAATTGTTGCTGCAGCTGGTGCGGCTATTAAATTTGGTGCAGATTTTGATAGTGCTATGGCACAGGTTGCAGCAACAATGAATGAGCCAATTAGTAATATTACAGAGTTAAGAGACTTAGCAATTCAGATGGGTGAAGATACTAAGTTTACTGCTACAGAGAGTGCAGAGGCATTAAATTATTTGGCATTGGCTGGTTATAGTGCTGAACAGCAGATGGTAGCTTTACCAAAGGTATTAACATTGGCGGCTGCAGGTAATATGGATTTAGCAACTGCTTCTGATTTATTAACAGATTCAATGTCTGCTTTAGGATTATCTTCGGATAATACAACAGTATTGATGGACAATATGCAACAATCTTTGGATGTAGTTGCTTATGGTGCTACTCAGACAAATGAAAATGTTGAGCAGTTCATGAGAGGCCTTGTTAAAGTAGGTGCAACAGCTAGACAGCTTGGTGGTGATACAGATGATATGAATTATGCTTTTAGACAGTCTGTTCAAGTTCTTGGTTTATTGGCTGATGCAGGTATTAAGTCTACTGAAGGTGGTACACATCTTAGAAATATTATATTAGCTATGACACCTTCAACAGAAAAAGCATCAAAGGCTTGGGACCAGTTAGGTGTTTCAGCATATGATAGTTCAGGTAACCTTAGGTCATTAGAAGATATTTTCCTTGATTTAAGTGATGCACTTGAACCATATACAGATGAAGAAAGACAAGATTTAATTAAAAAGATGTTTAAGCAAACTGATATAGCATCTGTTAATTACCTCTTATCTGTTACAAAAGATGAATGGGATGATTTAGGTGATAGCCTTTTAGATGTAGCAAAAGACGGCGAAGCAGCTCAAAAGATGCAAGAGACACAGTTAGATAACTTAAAAGGTGATTGGACATATTTTACAAGTGCATTAGGTACTGCCTTTATAAATGTTTCTGATATAATTAAACCAAAGTTAAGAGAGATTGTTCAAGCAGCTACAGAGTTAGTAAGAGAGTTTAATAATTTAGATAAACCAATGCAGGAGAAGATACTGAAGATTGCAGGTATAGCAGCAGCAGTTGGTCCAGCATTAGTAGTTGTTGGTAAATTAACTTCTGCATTTGGCTCAACAATATCTGTAATTGAAAAAGTTACTAGTGGTGTAGGTGGTTTAGCTAAAAAGATTTCTGAACTATCAGAAGCAAAGAAAGCAGTAGAAGGTGTAGGTACAGCTTTAGAAGTTGTTTCAGAAGTGTCAAGTGGAGCTGGTAGTGTTGTTGGAACAGCCTTTACAGAAGCTAGTAGTTCTATTAGTTCTGCAGCTGAATCTATTAGTTCTGCAGCTGAATCTATTGGTTCTGTTACAGATGTTGTTTCTTCTGCATCAGATGCTTATAAATTAGTTGATGATGTAATTATAGATACTGGTGATGATATAATAAAATCTACAAATAGTTTATTAGAACTTCCTGATATAATTAGTGATGTAGCTGAGAATGTATCAACTGCATTAGTTCCAGTATCACAATTACCTACAGAAATTAGTTCTACAGCAGAGTTAGCAACATCTTCAATTGGTGAGTTATCTGAAAGTTTAGGACAGAATTTTAGTTCAGCAGCAGGTGGTATTATTGATGATTTAGATGTCATTGATACACATTTTGTAGAAACAGGTACTGCTGCTGGCGGTCTTGGTGAAGCAATGGATGCAACATTTACAACCGCTGGTTCTGGTGCAACTGGATTACTTGGTTCTATTGGTTCAGTTGTAGCAGCAATAGGTCTTATAGCAGCGGCAATAGCAGCTGTTATTGTTGTAGTAGCAGGATTTAAAGCTGCATGGGAAGAAGATTTTGGTGGTATTCAGGAAAATACACAAAACATTATAAATAATATAAAAGGTTGGTTTGAAGGAATTGTTGGTGTTGTAAAAAATGTAGTTTCTGCAATTGTATCAGCATGGGAAAGTGATTGGGGTGGAATAAGAACAACTGTTGAAACTGTAATTTCTTTTGTTATACAGACTATTTCAACACTTACGGATATAATTTCCGGCATAATTTCCGGTATCAAGCAAATGTGGGACGAAAATTGGTTCGGTATGCAGGATGCAGTAGCGGCAATTGGAAGTGCTATTGAAAATAATATACAGCATATTTCAAATTTTATACAAGCTATATTAAATGTTGCATCGGCAATTCAGCAATTTATATCAGACCATCAAGAAGCAATTTCAACTATTACTCAAGTTGTTGCAGTTATTGTTGGAATAGTAGCTGCAATAAATACAGTAATTGGAGTAGTAACAACTGTAGCCGGAGTAATTGCAGGAATTAGTTCAGCTATTGCAACTGTAGTAAGTTTTATTTCAGGAGTTATATCAGCTGTTACAACTGTAATCGGTGTTATATCTGCCGTAATAGCCGCATTAAATCCTGTAACTGTAGCAATTGCCGCAGTAATAGCAGTGATAGCAGCATTGGTTGTTGCATGGAAAAAAGATTTAGGTGGAATACAGGAAAAAACAAAAGCTGTAGTAGACGCAGTTATAAATTTCTTTAAAAATTTAGTAGCAAAAGTAAAAGAAATACCGTCAAATGTGAAAGAATTTGCAACAAATTTTGTGAAGTTTATTGAAGATTTACCATATAATATAGGTAAAATATTGGGGTATGTTATTGCAAAAGTCATTTTGTTTGTTGCTAATTTTGTAACAAAAGCAGAAGAAGGTGCTATAAATTTTGTAAAAGCATATATAAATTATTTGACAACATTTCCTGGAAAAGTTTGGAACTTTTTAAAAAATGCAATATCAAAAGCTGCAGATTTTGCTAAAAGTTTTTCTGAAAAAGCAAAAGAGGCGGCAGTTAATTTTGTTACAAAATTGGCAGTCAATATATCAAAAGCACCAGATAAAATAAAAAAAATAGCAACAAAAATGGTAAACGAAGTGAAAGGGTTGCCAAAAAAGTTTTTGGAGTTTGGCAAGAATGTAGTTGATGGTCTTGTGAATGGTGTAAAGGATAGAATAAAGGCTGCAAAAGATGCTGTAAAAGATTTTGCTAGTGGAATTGTTGACGGTTTTAAATCTGCATTAGGAATTGCTTCACCATCTAAGGTAATGAAAAAACAAGTAGGTAATAATATTGCCGAAGGTGTAATCAAAGGTATGAAAGAAAAATTAAATGAAGGCAAAGTTACAGCATCAGAATATGCAAGTACGTTAGTAGAAGCTGCAGAAAAAGTACTTGACGAATTTCAGACATACAATAAGCTTACAGCAAAAGACGAGGTAAATTACTGGAAAACAATTTTAAAGAGTTTAAAAAAAGGGTCAGATGAATATACAACTGTTTATAAAAAATATGTATCGGCAAAAGAATCTTATAATGAACAAGTGACTGCACTTGATGAACAGTATCTATCAGACCAAAATGAAATTTTCGAAAAGTTACAAAGCAATATAAATAGTTTGACAGAAGCATATGACGATGCGTTAAAGTCAAGAACTGAACAGTTATTAAGTTCTTTCAAATTATTTGAAAAGTATGATACGTACACAGATACAACGGCTGATACACTTGTTGATGATTTACAGTCGCAGGTTGACGCATTAAAAAATTACAATGAACAGATAAATGCACTTGTAAATCGTGGTATTTTGTCTGATGATTTATTGGACGAAATAAAAGACTTAGGTGTTGACGCAACTGGTGAAATTGTAGCATTAAATTCCATGAGCGACGATGAACTTGTAAAATATGATGCTTTGTGGAAAGAAAAAATGGGATTAGCCGCAGAACAGGCTGAAAAAGAATTAGAGCCGTTAAAAGACACCACCCAAAAACAGATTCAGGCATTACAGGATACAGCGCAGGAGGAATTAACAGCCCTTGCTGAAACTTACGTTGAAAATCTTAAAGAACTTGGTGTTGATTCTAAAACAATTGCTAAAAAAATAGGAAAAAATGTTGCAAAATCAATTGCAATTAGTCTTGATGATAATGCAGATAGTGTATATAATAGTTTGTCAGATATGAGTACAACTATTACTAATACATTAAATAAGTTACTTAAAGATGTTAAGAGTACAGCAAGCGAAATTGCAAGTACAGTGTCAAAAGCAAAAGAAACGGCAAGTAGTATATCAAGTTCAGCTTCGAAAGTTGCATATCAGGCTGGTACTGTAAAACATAGTAATATAAAAGGGTCATATAAATCCGGTCTTGATTATGTGCCATATGATGGATATATCGCACAGTTGCACAAAGGCGAGGCAGTTTTGACAGCACAGGAAAACGCAAACAGAAATAGCACAGGAAATAGTAATGTATTTAATTTCTATGGTACTCCGGCACTTGATGAAAGAGAAACAGCAAGGCAAATGAAATTAGCGCAACAACAATTAGCAATGGGATTCTAAAAGGAGGTGGTATTGTGGTAGAAAATCTATATATAAAAAATCTTGA